GCATACCCCGGCGGTAGTACATCTATCGTCAACAAAACAGCAGCAGACAAGTTTATTCCAGAGATTTGGAGTGACGAAGTAATAGCTGCGTACAAAAAGAGCCTCGTATTAGCTAACTTAGTTAACAAGATGTCTATGCGTGGCAAGAAGGGTGATACTCTTCATATTCCTAAACCAACTCGTGGTGTAGCAACTGCTAAAGCAGCTAACACCGCAGTTACCATCCAAGCTGACACCGAGACCGAAGTATTAGTCTCAATCGATCAACACTTCGAGTACTCACGTTTCATTGAAGACATCGTAGAAGTTCAGGCTTTGGCTTCCCTCCGTCGTTTCTATACTGACGACGCTGGCTATGCTTTGGCTAAGAAAGTTGACGACACATTGTTCCAATTAGGCAAGTCCTTTGGTAACGGTGACGCTTCTGACTGGACACACAGCACCAGCTATTACATCGACGTATCTACTGGTCTCACAGCATACGCTGAAGACACTGTAGTTGCTGCTGACGTATTCACTGACGCTGGCTTCCGTGCCTTGATCAAGCTCATGGACGATGCTGACACTCCAATGGATGGTCGTTTCTTTGCTGTTCCTCCATCATTGCGTGCAGCTATCATGGGAATTGATCGTTACAACAGTTCTGATTTCGTTGATGGTCGTGGTGTAAACAACGGTCAGATCGGTCAGCTCTATGGTATCGATATCTATGTAACCAGCAACTGCCCAGTAATCGAGACTGACGCTAACAACAGCGTTGGTGGCGATGTTAAAGCATCTATCTTGGCTCATCGTGATACAATGGTTCTTGCAGAGCAATTGTCTGTTCGTTCACAGACTCAGTACAAACAAGAGTACTTGTCTACTCTGTACACTGCTGACACCCTCTACGGTGTTAAAGTAGTACGTCCTGAGACTGGCTTTGTATTAGCTGTAAACGGCTAATAGTAGTTCCTAAGACTCTCCAGTTTCGGCTGGGGAGTTTTCTTTAAGTACATTCGCTGAGTGTATTTAAACAAATATAGGAGATAGATCTTGGCAATTTATCGTGGAGCAGGTGGATCAGGTGACGCTGTAGGCGACGCAACCAGTGAAGTATTATTAGCTTTACAAGCAAAAGACGCTGCTATTGCTGCACAGACTGCTGCAGAAACTGCAGAAACTAATGCAGAGACTTCTGCAACAAACGCTGCAGCTTCTGCTGCTGCCGCTGCTACATTTAATCCTGCATTGTATGTAGCTAAAGCAAGTAATCTATCTGATCTCGCTTCTGCCTCTACTGCTAGAACTAATCTAGGTATTGTTATCGGCACTAATGTACAAGCATGGGACGCTGACTTAGATACTTGGGCTACTAAGACTGCTCCTTCTGGAACTGTAGTTGGTACTTCTGATTCACAAACTTTAACTAATAAAACTATTGCGTTAGGCAGTAACACTGTTTCTGGTACTTTAGCACAATTAAATACAGCCGTTACAGATGCTGACTTAGTGTCGCTTGCGGGTAGTGAAACGCTTACCAATAAAACTCTCACAAGTCCTACAATCAATACTGCTACTATTTCTGGCGGCACAATAAACAATACACCTATTGGTGCTACTACCGCTAATACAGGTTCATTTACAACTTTATCTGCTACTGGTGTTACCACAGTCCAAGCAGGTACAGTATCCGCACCCGCTATCACCACAGCAGGCGATACCAACACAGGTATATTCTTTTCAGCAGCAGATACTATAGACTTTACTGAAGGTGGTACTGCTGTTGGTCAGTTTGACTCTAGTGGAAACTTTAAATTTAACTCAGGCTACGGCTCAGTTGCTACTGCATACGGATGTCGTGCATGGGTTAACTTTAATGGTGCTGGTACTGTAGCTATTCGTGCGTCAGGTAATGTAACAAGCATTACTGATAATGGTACTGGTGATTACACAATTAACTTTACGACTGCCATGCCTAACACTAATTATTGTAATGTTTTTACTGCTGGCAGAGGTGACAGCAATGATGTAAGAGTCGCTCAACCAACAAATCCGCTTGTTGGTTCTTTACAATTTGTAACGAGGGCTGGTACTGGAGGTGCATCCTTCAATGCAAAAGAAGATATGGAAAATATATTTGTAGCAGTATTCCGCTAAAAGGACAATTATGAACCAACGAATAATTTACCCAACAGACGATGGTGTAGCCATTATTGTGCCAGCCGACTGCGGATTAACTATTGAAGAAATTGCCGCTAAAGATGTACCACAAGGCAAACCATACAAGATTGTGGATGTTTCTGACATTCCTACCGATAGAACATTTAGAAATGCTTGGGAATATGTATGATTACCATTAACTTTGATAAAGCTAAAGATATTACCAAAGACCGTCTACGTCAGGAAAGAGCACCGTTGTTAGTTGCTCAAGATGTTCTCTATATGAGAGCTACTGAACAAGGACAAGATACTACTGCTATTGTGGCTGAGAAGCAACGACTAAGAGATCTTACTAAACTAGCTGATGCAGCTACTACGCTTGATCAGTTAAAACAGATTGAGGTTAAGTAATGAGCGAAGCTGAATTAAAACTCCTAAGCCACGAAGAAGTCTGTAAGGTTCGATACGAACAGATACACGCTAGACTAAAGAGACTAGAACAGATTCTCCTCGGTACTGCTGGATTCATTATTGTAACATTACTAACCTTGGTACTTAAATGAGTAAACCACATTCCGTAGGTAAAAACCTAACTGCTAATGTTAAGACAACTGTCTTTACTGTTCCCACTAGAAACATTGCTAAGTGGACTTTAGCACATATTAGTAATCACACTGGTGGTGATAAATCAGTTAGTCTTTGGTGGTACGATTCCAGCGAAAACACTGAGGTTGTGATTATTGACGGTTATAATCTTGATGCTAGAAAATATGTACAGTTTAATGGCGGTGCATATATAGTATTAGACGAAGGAGATGAGATCCGAGTACAGTCTGAGACAGGATCTGCAATGTCTATTACTGTGAGCATGGAATTAGAGCAACGCAGCACTATTCAGAACTATTTATAGGAGAATTAAATGCCACTCGCTAAAGGTAAATCACAGAAGACAATCAGTAAGAACATTTCTAAGATGGTTAAAGAAGGAAGACCACAGAAGCAAGCAGTCGCAATTTCACTTCGTCAAGCTGGTGTATCTAAGCCGAAAACAAAGAAGAAATGACAAAACTAGCATTATATAAAGAAGGTAAGACTTTATTCTGCAAGACTCATGGATGGCATGAGAAGTGGAGAGTACACACAGTAAATAATGTACAGTGTAAAAAGTGTGCGTGTGAGCGTCAAAAAGTAGCAAGAGAAAAAGAGCCAATTAAGTTTATCTTTAAGGATGCTAGACAACACGCTAAAGCAAGAAATAGAGAATTTACCATTACTTTAGATGATTTATTTAATGTGTTAATTACACAAGATAACAAATGCAGTTTAACAGGTGTGTCTTTTTCAACAGATAAGAAACCTTCTTTAGACAGAATAGACAGTTCTAAAGGATATACTAAAGATAATATTCAGTTTGTTTTAAAAGAGATTAATGTAATGAAGAGTAATTTAGACGAATCAAAGTTTATTGAACTGTGTAATTTAGTAGCTAAACCCAAGAAAAGGAAGTAATATGCCAATGGTCAAAGATAAGAAGTTCCCCTATACAACTAAGTGTAAGAAGCAAGCTAAGACATACGCTAAGAAGACTGGTGCTAAAGTAGTAACTAAGCCAATGAAGAAGATGGGAGCTATGCGTGGCTACTAAACCCGGCTTGTATGCCAACATCGCCGCTAAACGCCGTCGTATCAAGGCGGGTTCCAGCGAGAGAATGCGGAAGGTAGGCAGCAAAGGCGCTCCTACCGCTAAAGCCTTTATCGAGTCTGCTAAAACAGCTAAGAAGAAGAAATAATGGTTAAGAAGGTATATCAGAATCCCAAAGGTGGTTTAAACGCCAAAGGAAGGGCTTATTTCAAACGAACTGAAGGTGCTGACCTCAAACCCCCAGTTTCTGCTAAAGCGGCTGCAAAGTCCCCTAAAGCGGCTGGAAGACGAAAGAGCTTCTGCGCCCGTATGGGAGGCGTTAAAGGTCCGATGAAG